CTTGAATCCCGTGGCCGTGGCAGGCCGTCCCGCAAGGAAGAAGAGAGGACGGAGCGCCGCAGACGCGAAAACCACGGAATACGTCGTGATCCCTTAGCCGTAGTCGGAGAGAAAGACCCGAACTACGTTTATCGTTGGATCAACGACAACAATCATGGCCGCGTCCATAGCATGACAGTCGAAGACGACTGGGATGTCGTGAGCACCGAGGAAATGGGCTCAAAGGACAAGGGAACCGGAACGGTTCTCGAACGGCCGGTTGATCGCCAGGGTATGAAGGCGATCTTGGTGAAAAAGCGTAAAGACTGGTATGACCACGACAAGCGCAAGGAACAAGGACAGGTTGACGATCTTGAAGAGCAACTCAAGCACGCTGACCACGGCGCAGATGGTCTCGGCACTGGCGAGGGATACGTCCCCGTTGGTGGGATCTCCATCGGCCAGCGATAAGCGGCCCTAATCACGGACTTACAACATGGCAAACACTGACACGCCACGGGGCTTGCGTCCCGTGAGTGATATGTCTGGCGCGCCCTATAATGGGGCCGTCATGCGCTGTTACGTTCCTTCATCGGACTCGACGGCGATTTATCTTGGTGGACTGGTCAAGCCGGCCGGCTCGGGCGATGCAGGCGGCGTTTTGAGCGTCACCGGCAACGTTTCGACCGGAGATGCGGTGCTTGGCGTTGTGACAGGCGTTGAACCTGTCACGCGCGAATCGACCATCTATCGGGCGGCATCAACTGCACGTTACGTCTACGTGGCTTCTGATCCGAATGCACTATTCGAAGTGCAAGATGATTCGGACGGCGGCGCGCTGGCGGTGACTGCGATTGGCAACTCTGCCGATTTGACCGGCTTCACATCCGGCTCAACCGGCACGGGTCTGTCAGCCATCGAAATCGACAGCTCTACCGTTACCGCCTCCGGTGACGGCACGCAAGATGTGGTAATCCTCGGATACGTGCAACGCCCGGATAATGAGGTAGCCGCAAACGCGAAACTCTTGGTGCGTCTCAACAACCATTTCTTGGTTGACGCTCAAGCCGGCGCATAGGGGATAATGATATGGCTGGAACTATTACGACTGGCAATCATCCCGCCGCGCTTTGGCCGGGTGTGCACAAATTCTGGGGGATGAGCTACGGCGAACACCCCAAAGAATGGGCGATGATCTTTGATGAATCGAAGTCATCGAAGAACTACGAAGAGGATGTCGAAACCACCAGCTTCGGCTTGGCTCCGGTAAAGAGCCAGGGCGGCGCGGTCAGTTACGACAGCCACCAGCAGGGCAACACAACGCGCTACACGCACGTTGTTTATGGTCTCGGCTGGATCGTCACCCGCGAAGAGCGGGAAGACAACCTCTACAAGACCAGCGCTTTCAAGCGCACCAAGGCTCTGGCGTTTTCGATGCGCCAGACCGAAGAGGTGGTCGCGGCGAACGTGATCAACCGGGCCTTCAATTCGTCTTATGTCAGCGGCGATGCGAAGGAAATGATCGCAACTGATCACCCAACGCTTGACGGCACGCAATCCAATGAGATCGCCACAGCGGCGGACTTGTCTGAAGCAGCGCTTGAAAGCCTCGTGATCCAGATCGGCCAGGCTAAGAACTCGCGAGGCCTCCGTGTTGCGATCCAGCCTAAAAAGCTGATCGTGCCGGTTGACTTGCAGTTTGAAGCGGAACGCATCTTGCGCTCTGAGCTTCAGGTTGGAACGGCAAACAACGACGTTAACGCAATCAAGTCCATGGGCTTGTTCCAGGATGGCGTTGTCGTCAACCACTACCTGACCGATACGGACGCATTCTTCATCAAAACAAATGCCCCGGACGGGCTGCGTCGATTTACGCGGCGTGGCACCGACTTCACCCGCGACAATGATTTTGACACGGACAACGCCAAGGCGAAATCGACGATGCGGTTTTCGGTCGGTTGGACTGAATGGCGTGCCATCTATGGCTCACCGGGAGCTTGATGCATGGTCGCTGTAACCAGAACCGCTGGCGGCTATGGTGTTGGTGATGGGCCTACCGGGCGCGTCACCAATGCCGGCGGGACGTACTACATGGCCTATTCGTTTGATCCAACATCGGCAAGCCAGGTGCTGCTTGGGTACATCCCCGACGGCGCGATTGTGGTTGATGTGCTCGGCAAGGGCGGTGCGACAGGTGGCACCAATCCGACCGTTGACATTGGCACATCTGGCGATGATGACGGGTTTGCAAACGAACTCGACTGTGATGCAGGCACATCGTCTGCATTGGTAGCGGGAACAACCGGCGCACTGCATGGCACGGCTGTTTCAGGTGTCACGGCAGTATATGGCAAGGTTGGTGCTTCGGCTGCGACAGGCGGCACACACACCGGCTTTATCGTCTACACGGTGAGCTAATGGCTACCTCCGGCGTCATAACGTTTTCGAAGAATGCGGGGGAGACGGTAACGTTTGCCCTGAAACTCATCGGATCGCTCAACGCCCACGACCAGACCGTCAATGCTAACGACATGGCTGACGGTCTGGTCATGCTGAATTTGATGCTCAAGGAATGGCAGACAACCGGGCCCAATCTATGGCGTGCCGAACGTGGTTCTGTTGCGCTGGTGAGCGACACGGCAACCTATACGCTCTTGCCGAGGCCGGTGAAGGTCTACTCCGTCAGATACCGCGACACCAGCGGCCGTGATTTGCCGATGCATGAGCTAACCGGCGAAGAATATGACGAGCAGCCGCTAAAATCGAATAACGGCATTCCAACCACCTACTGGCTTGACAAGGGCACGGCGGCAACCACGATCACAACGTGGCCGGTGCTCAAGACGGCGACCACGCAAACGCTGCAATATACCTATCAGCGCGTTGTCGAGGATATCACGACATCGATTGATGATTTAGACGTGCCGCAAGAGGCACTGCCGGTGGTGACGTATAATTTGGCGGCGCGGCTTCTTGATATGGACGGCGACAGCACGCCAACCGCGCAACGGATCATTGCGCGAGCCGAACAGATGCGGGCGCAATACGACGCCTTCGACCGTGAGCAGTTTGTGAGGTTCCAGCCTGACATGGAGATGTATCGATGAGCGATCAGGTAAAAGTAACGTTCGGCGCGACCGGAACGTCTGACGTGTTTGAGACGGCGCGCGGCGAGGTGCCGATGTACTATATAACCGGGTTCGGCGTCGGGTCTGTTCGGCTGGAAGTGCAGATTAAGGGTGATTGGCTTCCTGCTTCTGCGGATGTTACAGCTGACATGACCGTTGTTGCAGAGCCGTTTACCGGGTTCACCCGCCACGCGCGTTCATGGCGCCTCAACTGCACAGCCTACACCTCCGGCGATATCGTAGGCTACATTGGCTAGTTATGGCTATATCGCAGGCGATCACTGGGTTATCTGCGATGAATGCGGGTTCAAGGTGCGCTCATCGCAGACACGGCTGCGATGGGACAATCGCCTCGTGTGCCTCAAGGATTGGGAGCCGCGCCACCCGCAAGAGTTCGTGCGTGGGCGCAAGGACAAGCAGCGCGTAAACAATCCCCGGCCGGAGCCGGCGGATGTGTTTCTTCAACTGAACCAAATCACAGAGGACAATCTTGAAGGCTTGCCGGTTGATCGGGTGCTGGAACCGGCCGCCGCGTCGATCACATACACGACCGCCGCGCCAACTATCCCGATATTTGTAGCAAGCGGGTCGATCACTTACACGGGTCAGGTGCCGTTCGTCGTTGTTGACGACATTCTGCGTCCGGCATCGGCCAGCATTGAGTATTCAACATCCGCGCCGTCTGTTGTCATCGGCATCAACGTCTTGCCTGCATCCGCGTCGATCAAATACACGACAGCGGCGCCGAACGTGTTCGTTGATCAGTTGCCGAAGCCAGCGGCGGCAAGCATTGAGTACACGACGGCGGCGCCAAGTATCGTTGTTGATCAGATCATCAGTCCGGCAGCCGAAGCGATCACTTATGCAACGGCCGCACCGGTCACTGTAATTAATCAGATCATCAGCCCAGCCGCGGCCAGTATCGAGTACAGCACAGCAGCGCCGAACGCGGTGGCCAGCATCACGGTTACACCGGCCGCCGCGTCGATTACCTACACCGGCCAAACGCCAACGATCCTCAACGGGGATACCATGGCGGATGGCTCCAGCAATCAATACGTTGACGAGTCCGGCAACTCTTACGGCATCGTTTAAGGAGCAGACATGGCAGCTGACGCATGGGTGGTCTACAACAAGACCAAGGAATACATCGGAGACGGGACGATCGACCTCGACGCGGGAGATGCGTTTTTTTCTGTCATCCTCGTGACAAGTGGCTACACACCTGCACTGACGCATTCGACATATGCGGACGTGTCAGCAAACGAAGTCGCGAACGGCAACGGCTACACGACTGGCGGCGATTTTCCCGGCACCGTGACTTGGACGGAATCAAGTGGCACGGTCACATTCGACAGTGTAGACCCGGCATGGACAGCTTCGGGCGGTTCGATTACCGCGCGTTATGCGGTGTTGGTGCATGTCGCGGCTGGTTCCGGCGTTCCGCAGTCAACCGACAAGATCATGGCCTATTGCCTTCTCGACAACGCGCCGGCCGATGTCACAGCGGTTGATGGTGCCGACTTCACCATCCAGCTTGCTGCTGGCGGGTATTTCCAGGTGGCTAGTGCCTAATGGCAGATGTCAGATGGAAAGATAAGTCAGCAATCGCGCTGGCTCTTACCGACAGGTTTCCTGTTACGGATGTCTCAGAGAGCAACACGGACGGATATGCTACGCCGTCTGATGTGTTGGGCCTCGGTCTAGGCCAACATACTATTTGGGTGCCGGCCGTTGGCATGACATCGGCAGCAACCAACGGTGCTGCCGATGGGTCATATGAAACAACGACTAATGCCGTGAACATCCAAACCAAGGATTTTGACGACAGCACAGAAGAGTATATCCATTTTCAAATACAGATGCCGAAGAG